TACCGAAGAAGTTATACCTGAAGATGCCGTAGGATTTGTTTACAAAATAGAACATATTCCTTCTGGCAAATACTACATTGGTAAAAAATCATTACAAAGTGTTCGTAATGTAAAAATCGGAGTTAGGGAATTACAACGTATTAAAGAAGAACGAAAGTTAAAAGGTATACGAGGTTCACTACCCAAAAAGAAAAAAGTTAGAAAATCTTCTGACTGGCAAAAGTACTTTTCATCAAACGATTGGATTAAAGAACAAATCTCAGAGGGTAAGAACGATGAGTTTAAACGTACAGTACTTAAATTTTGTTATTCAAAGAAATCATTATCTTATTATGAAGTACATTATCAATTCGAATATAACGTACTTTCAGATGATAAATCACTCAACGGAAATATTTTAGGAAAATTTTATCGAAAAGATTTGGATAATTAAATTATTATTCGTATATTAGTACCTAATTGTATATACACAAATAATAATATTATGACTTTAGACCAAATAGCAAGAAAATACGGAATAAATAAAAATTCCCTAAACGCAAAAGATGATGGTATTAAAATAGCAATAAAATCAATCCAAGACTTAGTAAAGGGTATGGAAAATGATAAAATTGATATAAAATATATAGATGGGGTAAAGAAGTTAGGTAACTTTCTTTATGATGTATCTGATTCAACTATCGGATAATTTGGTAAATCCAAATATTTTTCGTATATTTACTTAAAATTTAATTTATGCTCTCCGCAAGAAATAAGTTAGTTGTTATAAACGTATTGGATTCTGCATTAGGTGTTGGTACATCAATGAAGGGAAATGAACAAGCACATCATTGTCCTTTTTGTCATCATCATAAGAAGAAACTCCAAATAAATTTAGATTCACAATATTGGCATTGTTGGGTATGTGATTCTAAAGGTAGAAGTATTCAATCGTTACTTTACAAACTAAACCTTGATAGAAGTGAAATCTCAAAGATTCATTCTATATATGGTGAGTATAAACCCAAGCGAAATGAGAAGGAAGTTGAAACAATAACACTTAGACTTCCAAAAGAATTCCAATCACTTTCTAAAAAACCAAAATCAATTAATCCGATTTATAATCAAGCAATTGGATATCTTAAACGTAGAAAGATTTCTATGGATGAGGTACTCAAATATAATATTGGTTATTGTGAAGAAGGATTATATAGTGGTAGAATAATTATTCCATCTTACAATGAGGATGGTGAGTTAAACTATTTTGTAGCTCGTTCTTTTTATGAAGATGAAAAGATGAAATATAAAAACCCACCTGTTAGTAGGGATGTAATTGTATTTGACAATCAAATAGATTGGAATGAACCCATTACATTAGTAGAAGGAGTATTTGATTCATTCTCAGTAAAACGAAACGTAATACCAATCTTAGGTAAGTTTCTTCCTAGAACTTTGAAAGATAAGATTGGTGAAAGGGGAGTAAAGGAAATTAACATATTATTAGATTCAGATGCAGTAGATGATTCTACTAAGCATGCAAACTACTTTATTAAAAATGGTATAAAGGTAAAAAACATTATACCTGATGAAATGGATGCAGGTGATATGGGATTTGATAAAGTAAACGAATTATTAAAAGAAACCAAAGAAACTGGTTGGGATGATTTAATCCTAAGTAAACTAAATAATATATGAAGGTAGAAAAGATTTACCACTTAGCGGATTTACATATCCGTAATTTAAAAAGACATAAGGAATATAGAGAAGTATTCCAAAAATTCTTAAACAACGTAGATAAAGATAACATTGAGAATTCAGTTATCTATTTAGCTGGTGATATTGCTCATGCTAAAACTGAGATGAGTCCTGAATTGGTTAGAGAAATCAGTTGGTTCTTAACCGAATGTGCAAATAGAAAACACACATTCTTAATTACTGGTAATCACGATTGTAACTTAAATAATAATTATAGATTGGATGTACTAACTCCAATTGTAGAAAACTTAGAAAATGATAGAATCCACTACCTTAAAGATACTGGTGTGTATCCCTTCCATAATATTACTTTTGTGGTTTATTCGATACTCGATAAGCAAGAGAATTGGCCAAAGGGTGAACTGGTAGAGGGTGAGAATACAATATGTTTATTCCACGGACCCGTAAATGATTCCACAACTGATATAGGATATACTGTATCATCCAATTCATTCACAACTGAAATGTTTGATGGATTTGATATGGTTATGTTGGGTGATATTCATAAAAGACAAACATTGGGAACATCAACCATAGCATATGCTGGTTCTATGATTCAACAAAACCACGGAGAATCATTAGAGAAACATGGTTATCTATTATGGGATGTTGAAAGTAGAACTTTTGAAGAATTTGATATTCCTAATGATTATGGATTCTATACATTAGATGTAAACAATGGTGTAGTTCCAACAGTTACTAATATGCCAAAGAAACCAAGATTAAGAGTTAGGGTTTCAAATACTGACCCTTCTCAGATTAAAAAGGCATTAACTCAAATAAAAAAGAAATATAAAGTACAAGAGTTCACTGTTACTCGAATGGATACCTTATCTAAACAAAAGACTGGTAACTTCGATGATAGATTAGCTATTGGAAATGTGAGAGATGTTGAATTCCAAAACGAATTGATTAAAGATTATTTGGAAAGACAATATTTGGCAGATGATGATACTATTGATAAGATTAAACAAATCAATAGAGAAATAAATACAAAGTTGGTTGAAGAAGAGATGACACCAAATGTACAATGGGTTCCTCATCAGTTTGAATTCTCTAATATGTTTTCCTATGGTGAGAACAATAAGATACGTTTTGATGGTATAAATGGTATAGTAGGTATATTCGCTCCTAATGCTTCAGGTAAATCATCTCTATTCGATGCACTATCCTTTTGTATATTCGATAAGACGAGTAGAACGTATGTAGCTAAGAACGTACTTAATAATAGAAAGAGTAACTTCTATTGTAAACTTCACTTCAAAATAGAAGATGTAGATTACTTTATTGAAAGAAGAGCTAAACTAATTAACAAAGGGAGAAACCTAAAAGTAGATGTATCCTTTTGGAGAGAGGATGAGAGTGGTATCCATTCATTGAATGGAGAGCAGAGGAGGGATACCAACTCTATCATCCAACAATACTTAGGAACTTATGAAGATTTTGTATTAACTACACTTTCACTTCAAGGTAACAATTCCCTATTCATAGATAAATCACAAAGTGAGAGAAAAGAAATACTTGCTCAATTTATGGGTGTGGATATCTTCGATAAACTTTACTCACATGCTTATAATGAGAATAGAGATAACGCTTCCTTAATACGAAAGTTTAAGAGAGATGATTTTACTCAACAATTAGCTGATATACAAATTGATTTAAAGAGAGCAGAAGCTGAATATAAATTAGAACAAGTTAGTTTAACAACTGCTAAAGAAGAGGTGGAGAAGCACAATCAGAAATTAATCTCTCTCAACGAAAAAATTGTAAAAGTTAAATCCGACAATTATTCTAAAGAAGAATTGGAAACAAAAAAATCGACTTCGGAAACTTCGTTAACCGAATTGATATCTCAAAGAGATAAGACACAATCTAAGATTGAGGAGTTTGAGGAAACCCAAATCCAATTAGAAGAAAAAATTGATTCGTTTGATGAGGAGGAAATCACCGAAGGATATGATTTGTTTAACAAATATACATCTGATTTAAAAGATTTAAATAATGAATTAGATAAGTTAAAAATCAGAGAAGATTCTTTATTAGAACGAATGAAGCATTTGGAATCCCATAAGTATAATGAGGATTGTGATATTTGTATGGAAAACTCCGAATCAATCATTGATGCTAAAGTAGGAGTAACTGCAGATTTAAGTATATGTTCAGTTAATAAAAAAGAAATGTTAGAACAAAAGGATGTTTTACTTCTTGCTATTGATTCACGTAAACGTTATTCGACTTTATTGAAACAACTTAATAAGTTTAAGGGTGATGAAACAAAAGTGAGTAGAGATATTAACATACTTATCAACAAGTTATCAACATTTGAAACTAAAGAAATCAAACTAAATGGTGAACTTCTACAAGCTACACAACTTATAAAAGATTATTTGGATAATGAAAAGCAAATTAAGAAGAATAAAGAACTTAGAGATGAGATTATTGATGTAAGACATAAGTTGAGTAAATCGAAACAAATCTTATCAAATAGTGAAGCTGATATATTAATACTAAATGGTTCAGTATCTTCTTTAAAGAATCAAAAGAAAACTATTGAAGATAGAATAGATGAAGTATCTAAGTTAGAAGAACAATTTGGATTGTATGAATACTATCTAAACGCTTTAGGAAAGGATGGTGTATCTTATGAATTGATTTCAAAAGCTCTTCCTATGATAGAGGGTGAAGTAAATAACATCTTAGGTCAAATCGTAGAGTTTGGATTACAATTGGAAATGGATGGTAAGAACGTTAACGCTAACATCGTTTACGATGACCAGAAATGGAGTTTAGAGATGTGTAGTGGTATGGAGAGGTTCATTAGTGGATTAGCAATTAGAATCGCTCTAATCAATGTATGTAATCTTCCTCGTCCTAACTTCTTAGTAATCGATGAAGGGTTTGGAACATTAGATAATGAGAACTTAACATCATTGTATATGTTGTTTGCTTATCTTAAAACTCAATTTGAATTTGTGATGATAATCTCACATATAGATTCTATGAGAGATGTTGTAGATACTTTGATGGAAATCAAAAAGGTAAATGGGTTTAGTAATATTAAATATTAACGTATGAATATAGGAATTATTGGTCAAGGATTTGTTGGTAACGCAGTTTATCAAAAATTTAGAAAATACTACAATGTTTTAACTTATGATATTGTATCTGAAAAGGGTAACAGTACATTTGATAAGTTAGAACGAACTTGTAGAACTATATTCGTATGTTTACCAACACCAATGAATTCAGATGGTAGTTGTAATGTATCTATAATAGAAGAAGTTTTAGAGAAATTAAACTACAAAGGATTTCATGAAGTGGTTATTAAATCTACAATACCACCAGGTACAACTGCTAGGTGGAATGAAAAGTTTCTTGATTTACAAATAGTTTTTAATCCTGAATTTTTAACTGAAAGAAATGCTGTTAAAGATTACGAAAATCAAAACAGAATAATTTTAGGTGGACCAAGACCTGCCACTACAAAGTTAAAAAGAATCTTTTCAAAAGTATTTCCATCAGCACATATAATCAAAACAGATTCAACTCATGCTGAAATGGTAAAGTATTTAACTAATACATTTTTAGCTACTAAAGTATCATTTGCAAATGAAATATATCAGTTGTGTGATAATTTAGATATTGATTACGATAAAGTAATTGAGTATGCAACTTATGATGAAAGATTAGGTAAATCACATTGGAATGTTCCGGGTCACGATGGTGATTTTGGTTTTGGTGGACATTGTTTTCCAAAAGATTTAGCCGCTTTACTTAATTTATCGGAAAAACTAAATACAATAAATAATGTATTATGTGCAACTCAAGAAACTAACAATAATGTTAGGAGTAATAGAGATTGGGAAGATATGAAAGGTAGAGCAGTTACTTAGACCTTAATACATTAGTAGGTAGAGTTTGATTAGGAGTTACTTTCTCTTTAATTAAACTTTCCACTAAACCATTCATCTTATATCCTTTATCCTTACAAAAAGATTTTAACAATTGATGAATCTCAGCATCAATTTGTAACATTGCATATTTTTTCATATTTTTATCCATTTTCTTTCACTATTAAGAGTAAACGAGCCTATGTGAGTTCTATTCCATTCAGATGGATTTATTAGTGATAAAAATATATCACCTTTACCATCATCATATAAATGATAGGTATCACCAATAACAGGCTCAAAGTTAAATTTAGATTTGTAAACCAAATCATTCCATTTATATTCTTCAACTAATTTTTGATACTCTTCTTTCAATTCATTGAATTTAGAAGATAGTTGTTTGTTTACTTTATTAACACTTATACTTTTCCAAGTTGATATATCCTCCATCTTAATTGCAGGTGCACCAACATTAGTTCCATATGGTAATACGTTAGAGTTATAACCCATTTCTTCATCATAAACTATGTTATCTGGGTATTTCTTCTTCATTCTTTAGAACTCTTTAGTTTTCTTTAGAATAAATATTGTAATTTAATTTTTTGAAATATTTATAATGGAAATAAAGTAACTATTCATTAATGGCTAGAATTAAAAAATATTCACCCGAACAAAACTTATCATCATTTCAAACTCTTATATTAGATGAAAATCCCAATTCGGATTATTTTAGAATAAGTGAGTTTAAAGATACGTTTACTGGTGGTAAGAATGGATTTCTTATAGAAGGTTCTGAGTATTTAAAAGAATCAACCGAAATTAAGATTGAACTTTTAGATGTAGAGGGTAATCCTATATACTTTGAGCCAGGTAATGGTATTCCAGAATACTATGAAGGTATTTCTAAATTAATAGCTGTTTACATATATAACGATACTCCAATTGGATTAGGTAAGATTACTGTTTTAGGTGAACTTAAAAAATACGATGACAATGGAGTAATAAGAGATGTACCAGACCAATGGAAAGGTACTTACAATGTTAAGTGGGAACGAACATTTCAAATAAATCAACTACTTTCTAACGAAGATAAGGTTAGGTTTTATCGCAGACCTAAAGTTACAATAGATGAGATAGTAAAGCCTATTTTTAGTGGTAATCCACCATCAGTAACTCAAACTGGGTCTGTTGATGGTATTCCATTGGTTCCACTTGCTGGTAGTAATGTATCCGATTTTATATTACCTACAAGTTACCGATTGAAAGTTAACTCTGGTAATAAATGGACAGGTTCAGTTGAAGGTGAAAAAATAACATTTGATAATATAACGTATTCTCCAACAATTGAAGAAATTGTAAATGAAACTGAAATAATTGTATCACCTCCATACGCAGAAGATAATATTGTAACATCATTTACGAATGAAGATTATTCGGTAGAGTTTCCATATATAGAAGGTGTAGGTGATTTGGCAACGGCACTAACTGGTTCTTTTGCTAAGATTAGTATTACTGATATGAAAACTTTTGTAGGTGATGCTGCAAGAGTAAAGATATTTAGAAGGTCACAAAATAACTTAACTGATTTTGAATTTGTACAAGAGATACAATTAGAATCAAATGAGTTACTTAGAGATATAACAACATTTGCCAAAAAGGAAGAACCATATGGATTCTTTTCTCAGGCAGTATTAGATGATTATTGGGCAACCTCATCAATTGATTTTGATGTTACATTTAATCAAAACTTTTTATACAATTCAGCTAAGTTAAATTCTACTCCCACAAATTACTTCTTTACATCTGAGAGTTTTGATATTCAGAATGGAGTTGAATATACATTGGATTTAAATGTAAGAAAAGAAACAACTGACCCTAATGCCTATTTAAAAGTATTTTTAAGTGGTTCTTATAATGGAAAGGGTGTAGAACAACAAATAGCAAATTTACCTTCAACGGCTGGAATACTTCAGAAAACAAACTTTAGTGAAAATATAGTAGCAAATAATTTTGATAATGCTGAACTATATTTTGAAGTAAGTGGTAGTGATTGGTATGTAAATAATATAAGTTTAAAGGCATCACAAGAAACATCGTTTTCTCCAGATGAGATTACATTTATACAACAAGTACCTAAATTATTAGTAGAAGAAACATTTGATTATCGTTTTGAATTTTACGATATCAATAACAATTATATTCCAATAACAGTAGAAGATACAAAAACATTTAGTGGTGGTAACACTAATCTATTTGAAAAAAGTCTTGAGTTAACTCCTCAAAATTTATACTTCTCATTTGATTCGGCATCTAGTCCGGCTAATGCAGTACCACCACTAACAATAGCAATTGATGTTGATACTACATTGGTAACTGGTTCCATAACTTATACATCTGGTGCATTTGATTTCTTTGGAAATTTATTATCATCATCACAATACGCTGGTGGTATTTATCCTGGTTACTTAACTAATTGGGATGTGGATGGTGGTAGAGAACCATTTTTAAGAGTACAAGATTTTACGGGTTCCAGAGATGATATCTCAGTTCAGTTCATTAGATATACTGGTGCTATTGAAGGAGTTTCTGATACCTTTGTAATTAGTAGAGTTGAAGATGGTAAGGGTGGTGTTAGTTTTGAAATAGTACCATTCAGAGGAGTTCAGATAAAAAATAAAGAATCTAAAACTTTAGAAATACAGGCAGTAAGAGTTGATGGTATAAATAGAATAAATTTAAGAGCTGGTTTAGATAGAGGATTCTCTGATGCTAAATTACATTTATTATCATCATCATTAGATGGTACAACTGAAGTTAATACTTATGTATCACTTTCACAAGCAATTACAAACTCTGACTTTATAGAAGGTGTAAGTGTTGGTACAACTGGTAGTGGTGAGATTGATTATAATGCTATCTTTGATAGAGATGCAATCGATAATGAGTTGACTGTTTATCTTATGGATGGACCAACTTCGGAATCTATTTTAACATCACAAATTCTAACTGATTTAAAAGATGGTTTGAATCCTGGTTTGATAACATCAACCGCAGACCAATTTAATATAAAATATAAACCAAGAGAAGCATTTTCATTTGACCCTTCTCAGATAATTGTAACATCATCATTCCAACAAAGAGGTAGTACTCTGAATCCATTAACTGCTAGTTTGGTTGTAAAACCATCAGCATCGATTCAACCTTTAACTGAACTACCTGAGTTATTTGTATTTTATGATACTGGTGCTTTTGATGATACGATAACAGTGGCTGTTACTAATGTTGTAGGTGATTCGATAGATAGTGGATTTCCTGGTATTAGTGTTCCATATTATACTGCTACTCAAACAAAACAATTAAACTTTGAATTTACATATACGGAACCAGTTACTTCTGCATCTGTAACTGCAAACAAAACATTCTTTATTACACCTGATGGTTTACCAGGTCAAGATTCTATTGTTATTGATATAGACCCTAATCCAATTTCATTAGGTTCAAATCATAAAGGTGAAGTATATAATTATTCTTTAGCTGATACCGATGTACAAGTAACACAAGGTGATTTATTTTTAATAAATACTGGTAGTGGTAATCCTGGAACATTTACAACAACATCAATTGTACCTACTAATATAGTTTTCGAAACCTTAGTTGGTGATTCAACAACAACAATGAGTTTGGCTGGATTTGAAACAATGTCAGCACTAAGTGCAAGTGTACAATTTGATTTTAATATATTTCCATACTTCACATCATCTTTAATAACTGCAAGTAAAACTCAAAAATTTACAAAGATAGTAGATGGTGGTGGTCCGATTGAAGTAACATTAGACCCAATAGCCACTGCACTAAACGCAGATGAGGTAGGATTTGTTTCTAATTATTCAAGTGCAACAACCGAAGTATTTATAAAACAAGATGATGAGTTCTTCTTCTATGATGAATTCGATGGTGGTAGACCGGGTACATTTGTAACGGAATCTATAACACAAAGAAATATACAATTCTCAGAAGTTTCATCTTCATTTAGAGATTTAAGTGTATCTGGTAGTATATCTTCATCTGGTGGAGAGATATTACACTTTAAAGGATTCGGTGGATTAGCAAACAATCAACCATCTGCTAGTATTACATATAACTTTAAGGTTTATCCTTATTCTTTAACTGGTGGTGTAGCTGGTATTCCTAGAATAGTTTCAAAAACACAAACGTTTTCAAAAGTAAATGATGGAACTGCTGCAAGAAAAGTAAGTTTAGTTGCTAGTAGTGATGTGGTTGTTTATAATGGTGATGGAATTAAGGTGGCTCCATCTGGTGATGTTCAATTATCTGCAACTGCGATAAACGTAACTGGTTCTTCTTTCTTTACATTTTTAAATAATGATGGCTCTACAATACAAGCATCATCCACAAATAACTCAACAACAGTTGGTGATTTACCAGCAACTGGTTCAACAAAAACATTTACAGTTGAATTAAGGGATGGTTTAGCAACTGGACCAATTGTAGATACTGATAGTGTAACTATATCTGGTGTTGGTGAAGGTTCAACTGCATATTCTGCTCAACTTTCAAATCCAGCATCTTCTGTAACTGTTGAAGTCGATGGTACAACATTCTTTCAAAACAGTGGAACTTTAATAAGAGCATATAAGGGTGGAAGTGAATTACAATATGTTGAAGAATATGATGAAGAGGCAGTTGACCCAATTACATTCTTACCAATTGGTACATTCGGACAATTCTCTGCATCTATTGAACAAATATCAACGTATCTAACACAAGGTACTTTAAGAGATAGTAAAGAAATTGTTTCATCATCAGGTGATTTATATGCATCTGCATCAGCTGTAACTAATTGGAATTCACCTCAATCAAATACACAAGGTTCAATCATATACAAAATAGATTTTGAAAATGGTAGAGCTACTCAATTTGTACAACAATCATTCTCAACTGTATTCGAAGGAGCAACTGGACCTGGTATTGTAATGAGAGGTGAGTGGACAGGTAGTATTCCATACATATTTGACCAAGGTAACCAAAGGAGAGATGCTGTACTTAGAGATGTTAGTGGAACAACTCATTATTGGGCAACAACACAATTAGTACCATCTGGTTCGGAATATACCGATGGAGATGATGTTTACACAATAGAACCCATACTACCATCACAAACAAATCCTGATGGTACTTATGTTGAGGGAACTATTGATACCAATGGTTGGGAATATTTAGGTGAACAAGAACTATTCGTTGCAGCTAAGATTGCAATATTTGATGAATCATTTGTAAAAAATACAATTAATGTTGGTGAACCTACAACCGATTATGATACTAATCCTCAAATTGCTATTGTTGGTGGAACTGATGAACCTTATATATCGATAGGTCAAGATATTCAAGGATATGGACAACAAGGTGCATATATAGGTGTAACTGAAGATGGTGGACCCGGTGGTGAAGTTGGTGGTTTACTATCACTTTCGGGTGACCCAACTGATGCTAATCACAAATCCCTAAGATGGGATGGAGCAAACTTATTAATCAGAGGAGCAATAAGACAAACTGCAACTGGAACAATTGAACCACAATTAAGAGGTGATTGGTCACAACCTACAAATTATAATATATTAGATTCGGTAATACACATCGGTCAGAGTTGGAGTGCAAATACTGCACATACATCATCTGCAGCTGGTAACTCTGGTCCTCCGGGTACTGGTATTTATTGGGATTCATCATCTGGTACTGGTAAGACTGTAAGTTTAGCAGCATCTACATTCGTTATTGAATTTGACCAAGATGGTAATAACCCATCACCAAGTACCATTGATGTATTTGCATCTTCATCAAACTTTTTAGACCCTTATTTTAAATTTACTGGTGGTACTACTTTCTTTTCGGATGAAACATCATTTACTGATGGTTCCGATGATGATAATGATATTGTTAGTTCAATTGATATAAGTACAGCAACTATGGCATCTATGCCTCTTCAATTTAGAGTTGGTGTTTCTGAAGGTGACCAATCCGAAGTAGTTAGTGATGTAATTAACGTATTTGGTGTTAAGCCGGGTTCAGATACTGTACCAAATTTCTTTATTACTCCAATAGCTGGTGGTACTCAAATAAAAAATAGTACTGGTACTATTGAACTACAAGTTCAAAAGGCAGATATTAGTGGAATAACTAATATAACATCTGGTACTGATGCACGAATTTATGATGGTGGTACTTTACTTGCTGCACAAACTGGTGTTACTGATGGTGGTAATGGTGTGGCTTATAACCCAATCATTGCATCAAGTTTCATTACTGGAACTAAAACACTTTTACTAAAAGATAATGGTGGTACGGTATTAGATTCTATAACACTATTGGATGTAACCGATGGTTTAGGTGGTGGTTCGTTTATCGCATCAAACTTAAAAACAAATAGAGATACATCAGTTACTCCAAATACATTTAGTCCAACTACATTAACTGCTCAGGCATCTTTCTATGATACATCTGGAACTGAATATACCAAAAATGTAACAATAACACCATCTTTAGTTGGAAGTACAGACCATATGGCGGTTGGTACTGCAACGGGTGATTCTGAAATTACAATAACCGCAGATGATGGAGATGGTACAACAATTACATTAGGTGGTTCATCGGTGGCAACAAAGGATGTTGTATTAACTGCAGTATTTACTGACCCTGCTACTTCTCAAACAACTACAATAAACGAAACATTCTATATTGTATCTGATGGTGTAGATGGTATAGATGCAATTACTATAATTAATACAAACCAAGCACATTCACTACCAGCTTCATCTGCTGGTGTAGTTTCATCATATGCAAATAGTGGAACTAACATTAGAGTATTTGAAGGTGTTAATGAATTAACTTATGATGGTACAGGTACATCCGATGGAACATGGACAGTTTCTTCTACATCACAATCACCATCTACTACAATTACGATTGGTAGTATAACTGATAATGGTGATGATATAACTGTTGGTAATCATTCATTAATGGATAATGCTGAAGATACCGTTACCATAACTTATAACATCACAGGTACGAGAAGTGGTGGTGCATCATTTACATCAACAACAACACAAACTTTAACAAAAGCAGCTGCTGGTTCAGATGCAGAAAGTATAAGATTATCAGCAGATTCTCAAATATTTAGAATAGCTCAAGATGGAACTGTTTCACCATCGACAATTACTATTACTGCAGATAGACAAAATGTATCAACAAATACTACATTTACTACTAACCCTACTCCAATATCAACTGGTGGTAGCGGGGATACTTTAACGATGAGTTATACTAATTTCTCACAAAATGGTGCACATACATCAAATACAATTACAGCAACTGCTGGTTCTGTATCGGATGAAATTACAATAGTAGAAGTAAGAGAAGGAACTAATGCACTAACGGTAATTTTATCAAATGAAACTCATACTTTACCTGCAGAACCAAATGGAAATGTTTCATCATATGTTGGTAGTGGTACTACAATTACTGTATTTGAGGGAGCAACAGAACTTAATCACGATAATGGTGGTGATGGTGGATTTGATGTAACTGCAACTGGTACAAACATAACAGCCGGTACTATTTCTGATAGTGGTAATAAGGCATCTGTTGCTAACCATAGTAATATGACAGCTGACTTGGCATCGGTAGAATATGAAATTGATATTCAGAGATTTGATGGTACAAATGTAACATTATTCAAAACACAATCATTTTCAAAAGCCAAATCAGGTGTTGATGGTGCAGCAGCTGGTATAGTATATGCTGGTAATTGGAAGTTAACATTACCAGATGGTAGTTCTCCTAATCCAGGTGGTACTGATAAGGTTGTATATCTCGGTGAAACTGATTTAGTTTATGTTGTAAAATATGGTGGAAGTTATTATACTTGTGAAGTCACTCATAGATTTATAGGATATCCACAGGCATCTCATTCTTCGGTTGTGGGTGATGTGGTTGGTCTTGGAACAAGTCCAAATTACACATATTACATATGTACAACTAATACAAACCAATCACCTACCGCTGAACCTAGTTCTTGGACTAACCTCGGTAGTTCAATTACACCTGGTACTACACAAACTGGAGCACAAGGTAATCTTTGGGCATCATTTGGAGCAGAATTTACTTCGGTAGCAACTGATATACTTTTCGCTGAAGATGTTTATGCTAATAGAACAATAAACATTGGAACTGATACCGGTAACAACCCTGTCATAGCATTAAACTCAGATTCATCATCTGGGTACATAAATCCATTTATATCAATTGGACAAGAAGCCGTATCACAATCATTTGGTGAAGAAGGACTTTTCTTAGGATATTCATTAGGTAAGCCTGCACTTTCTATGGTAAATGGTAATTCATTTATGTCTTATGATGTTACAGGTTCTCTTAGATTATCAGATGTACCTTTAACTGGTACGGGTTCTTCTATTATTGGTGCTGAAATAAAAGTAGGTAGAAATTCCAATATTGCAATAGGGAATCCTGGTGATTATAGTTTTAAAGTATCAAATGATGGTATTGTATCCGCCTCAGAAGCATTCATACAAGGTCAAATACAAGCTGATAGTGGTCAGATAGGAGATTGGAGAATCGATGAAACAACTAGAACTCTAAGAGATGATAACTCTGAGATTATTTTTGACCCTAATTTACCCGAAATACAATTATATAAAGGAACACCACAAGTAACCACAATTACAAATAGTATAACCTCATCTGTGGAATGGTCTACTGCTACAAATCAATTTATCATTACGGGTACGGGTTCACCCCCATATCCAAGTGGAGAAACGGGTGGTGGAACTCAAAGAATAAAAATATCAAAATATGTTAATAAATTTGATGTTGCATCTTTAGTTGAACTATCCAATCATGATAACGGAGATATTGCTCATGGTGGTTACTATTTTGATATGTCTGATTCAACCCTTGCTGCAGCTGGAGGAAACCCTGCACATTACTTAGCATTTTCAACAACACAGGATGGAACCCATAATGGTGGAAGTGAATTTAATTTTCCAACAACATTACCAGCAACAGCAGGTGGTACTAGTCAAGGGTTTTTAATTATATCGAGTTCTGAGGCACCTGGAACTGCGGGAGCATATGTACAAATTCACTACTCGGCAAGTATGGACCCATCTATAACAAACAATAAATTACATTATTACAATAAAAACCAAGCTGGTGCTGGTGGAGAAGTTCTACTATCTACAAATGACCATACCGAAACTACATTTACTGATTTAATAAAAAAAGTTTCTATTGGTGTAAGTGATACATTAAGAAGTACAGTATCTACTTCAGATACATTTGCATGGACGAGTGGATTTACATATAGTGATGTAGATGTAACAGATGGTTCAACAACCATATTAAGTACTGAATCAAGTGTACAAACTGTTGGTGTAGGTGATGTTGTATTAGATAATATTGAAATCCCTTTATCAAAAATCAAAGCTTCTGGAATCACCAATTCTGGTTTTACTGTAACTGAACCTAGTTACCCACCATCATATGATGGGCAAATACATGGTGGTATTCTAGCTCAAGGTGGTGGTACAAAAGGAACTCGTAGAATCACACAACGATTTGATTTAGTTGATACTAATGATAACGTAGTTAATGGATTTAGTAATTCAGGTGATTTACTTCGTACACAAGTTGTTTATGGAGCTAAATCTGCAGTAAATGGATATGTTGGTAATGAAGATAATTTCGAATCCGTAGTAGGTGAAACTAAAATAACTTTAGAAGATGGTAGTACAAAATTAGCAAAAGATATTACCTTAGATGATAAAATTTTAGCATGGGATGATAAAAATAATAAATTCATATCAGCTAATTTAAGTAATATATCAAAGAGAGATGTTTCTAATGTATATGAAGTTAAAGTTGATAATAAAGTAATTGAAGTATCCGATTCACATGGATTTTGGTTGTTTGGAGATGGTGTAAATAGTGCTAAAGTTCTTGCATCTAATTTATACGAAAACCAAAATGATAAAGAATTTAGTAGAGTTTGGGTAAAGGATGGTGATACTATAAAAAAGTGTAGTATTACTTATATTAAAAATATTAACAAAGAAACTGAAGTAATTACCTTTAGTGTTCCTGGTTATGTAAATTATATATCAAACGATATAATTTCTCACAACGCATTTGGAGGACCTGGATTTTCTCTAACTTGGGAATACACAGTATTCTCAGCTGCACAACTTGCATCTAACAGTGGTAACTTTATTGAACAAGCTGCAACAACAACTGATACAGTAACTACCTCTACTTTTGGTGGAGATGTTAGTGCACGATATAGAACAATAGTAGAAACAACTGCCGGAACAAGTGTATCAATATCTGCACTTGGTGTACTTACTACAACAACGAATAGTACTACTGCTAATTTTGGTATAGCAGATTCAGGTAATAATGTAGTTATTTCAATACCAGGTGCTGAAGGTAGTGGTACTCTTTATGGACAAACTGGACAAACAGTATTACTTTCATCGAATACAAACTTTGTAGAAATACAACCAGCCGGAATGCAAATTGTATCATCAGATGATAGATTTGTAACAATACCACTATTAGCTGCTGATTCTGCAAACACTGCTCCTATATTTAAAGCAAATGATGGTATTGCACTTTTTAGCTCTAGAAAAGCAGTTAGTGCACCTTCACCAGAGGATTCAACGGATAGAACATCAATCGCTAGTGCAGGTGATATCAATCCAGTTACTAATAATACTTACACTTTAGGAAATTCAAGTTTTGAATGGAAAGAGTTGAATGGTTTGGATATTAGTAATTTAGGGGTTTTAAAAAACAATTCAATCACAGGTACAACAGGTGTGACAACGGCTTCTACTAAAACCAGTTATGTAAAATTACCAGGTGGTGTAATTTGTCAATGGGGTAGTATTAATGATAGTTCTAATCCAAAGTCGGTTTCATTCCCAACACAATTCCCAAATTCGGTTTCTTCGGTAGTTTGTTCAACGATTAGAAATAGTAATGGTAGTGGAGGTTTTAATCATGTTTATAATATTGATAGGTCTGGATGTGATTTGGTTTTAGATGGACAGTATGGATTTTGGATGGCATGGGGACATTAAAAAATATAAAAAATGACAGAAGTAAATTTTAAAGATACATTTGAAGTACAATATTTTGGACATTACGATAGTGGAAGTGGTAATTATAAATCATTTTATACAAGTGATATATGGCCTGATAGTGGTTCATTTGATACACCATATATAGAATTAACTTATGATGAATGGCAAGAAGCATTAAGTACACGATGTAGAGTAATTGATGGTGTACACACAAATGTACCATACACAACGGAAGAAGAATCTCAATTTGAATTAAATAACATTCGAAGAAACCGAGATGATTCATTGGCCAATAGTGATTGGGTTGTATTACCCCATTCTCCAATTACTGGTTCTAAATTAGATGAGTGGATTCAATATAGACAAGACTTGAGAGATATAACTTCACAAACTCCACCATATACATTCCCAACACAACCAGAATAATTTCGTAAAACGAAACTTATATATACTTATATATAAACACAATATAATATGCCAAAGACAGAAAACTTAGAAAAGGAAATTTTAGATAGATTAAGATTCCTAAGAGATGAAACTGATAAGATTGTAATATTTTTAGGTCAACTTGCAGTACAAGAAAGAACTATTAATAAAAAACTAAAAGAGATTTCTGATAATCAAGAAAAGTATGGTGCTATGAATGATAAGTACATATACGAATTAGAAGAAAAATTAGGAGAATTGGATAAGAAATACAAGAATGGACAGATTGACCTAGATAAAGGTACAATAACTGTTGAAGAATAATTTGGATAATTGAAATTATTTTCGTATCTTTACATTGTAAAGTGCATCTAAGCATCTAATAGGTTATGGTAAAGAAAAAACTACTTTATGTAGCATCTCATCTTTCAACAGGTGGAATGCCACAATATCTTCTTAAACAAATACAAACTTTTAGTAATGAGTTTGATATTCAAGTTATAGAATACAATGACCATAGTGGTGGTGTATTCGTAGTTCAAAAAAATCAAATCGGTGATTTAGTAACTCTTCATACTTTATATGAAGATAAAGGAAATTCATTTATAAAAATTATAGATGATATAAAGCCTGATGTAATTCATTTTACCGAAATACCAGAACATTTCATAGAACATTCAATATTAGATAAAATTTTCGGAAACAAAAAAAGAAAGTTTGATATCGTTTGTTCAACACATGGTTCATTTACAAATCCAGATGAAATTAAATATCATCCAGATAGATACATTTTAGTATCGGAGTGGAGTAGACAACGATTTGAACATTTAGGAATAGATACCAAAGTTTGGCAATATCCTATTGAAGATTTCAAATATAATAAAGATGAAGCTAAAGAAGAATTAGGTTTTCAGAAAGATTGGAAGCACGTTCTAATGGTTGGTTTATTTTCAGTTGGTAAAAATCAAAGTGAAATATTTGATGTAGCTAGATTATTAGAGAAGTATAAAATTAAATTTCATTTTGTAGGAAATCAAGCAATGAATTTTGAAGATTATTGGAAACCACTTATGGATTTCAAACCTAAAAATTGTGTTGTATGGGGTGAGAGAGATGATACTGATATGTTTTATAAAGCATGTGATTTATTTTATTTTAGTTCAACTTTAGAATTAAATCCACTTTCTATTAAAGAAGCACTTTCATATGGGTTACCATCTATATTCAGAAGATTACATACATTTTTAGATACATATGATAATACTGATTTGGTAACATATATTGATGATGATATTCATAATACAAAAAATTTATTATTAGAAACTCTACAACCTGAATTTAATGAAATTCCTGGTTGGTTCTCTTATTATGATTTATACGATGAGGTAGTTGATAAATTACCAAATAATTCTAATGTAATAGAACTTGGTTCTTGGATGGGCAAATCTACAAATTATTTTGCTACAAAATTAAAAGAAGTAAATAAAAATATAACATTTACTGCTATCGATACATTCAAAGGTTCGGTTGGATATGATAATTTATTACATAGAACAATGTTAAAACCA